GGCAGGGCAATAGCTCCCCCCGGTCTTTGATACGCCCCCGCATTTCAAACACGGACGAGCAAACTTAGGCAACCACTACCTCCCTAAACTTTTCTCCTACTACCTCCCAGCTAATACTCTGGGCATAGGCCAGGTTCTTTTCTTTTTCTTTTCGCCAGTCAAGCTGGGCTAGGGCATTAGGCACGCCTTCGGGTTCGGTGATGATGGCGGTTGGGTAGCCTCGACCTCCGACCTTAGTGGCTATTACTGGTAAGCCATAGGCCATAGCTCTACCGTTCTTTAGGGCTGTTCCGCTGCCGTGGCTTACTAGGTTTACGAAGGCATAAGCCTCTTGGAAGTATTTATCCTTTTCTTCTTCCGTTACCGCGCCGATTAGCTGGACGTTAGGGCTATCGGCCTTTACTCCTTGAACACAACCTCCGAGGATCTGGATGGTGTAGTCGGGTAGTTGTGGTGCAAGGTTGGCTAGTAACTGAGCGCCCTTTATGTTTGGGCCATAGAACGAGCCGATAAATAAAAGGTTTTTTGTCTTGCCTTCGCTGGTCTTGGCTGGTAAGTCCGTGCCGTTAGGGATATAAACCATTGGCTTATCTAGTCCGTAAGCCTTTTGCATAAGGTAAGCATCTACCTCGGAGCAGGTTGTTATCTTCTGAGCTAGACGTAGGGCTTGTCCTTCTAGCTGTTTTACTATCTGCTCATCGTAAGAATTAGGCCAGCGTGAGTAGGTTAGGTAGTGTTCCGCATTGTGCGAGTCGTAGATGAATGGAGTGTTACCTACGAATGGCACTAGCCAGGGATGCTCTAGCACTATGCGGTCTGGGTTTTCTTCTTCTATCGCTGACCTAAGCTTTTTTAGTTTGTTCTTGACTAGGGCAGGAATACCATCCCAAGTATGTAGTCCTAGCTTTAGAAGCTTCTGAGCCTGTTCGTAGGCTTCTGGTTCGGCACTTATCAGGCGGTATTTCATCTTGCCTAGTGTGCCTTCTTGATCTATCCCCTGCCAATTTAGGGCTATTAGCGTTACTTCTCCAAGCCTTGTAGCTAGGTTGAAAATGCGTTCTGCTCCGCCGAAGTTTGGCGGTATTACGTTGAATGGTGATAAAACTACTATCTTCATCGTCCTCTCCTGTCCTGCCCTGTCCTACGTCACGTGTTACGTCACGCGTTACGTGTTTTCCCATCGGTTGAATAAAAGCCTTGTCCTTTGAATGTTACGCTTGGTGAGCCGTAATTCCTAACCATTTCAGACTTGCAGCGTTGGCAATAGGGAATACTGAGCTTTTGGCTAATCGAGGTAATTAGGGTTTCTTTACCTTCGCAAGTTCGGCAGCGGAAGTCGTAGGTTGGCATATGTCAAAATCTCAGAATTGCACCTTGAAAATAAACGCCTTTTTGCAGCTCGAAACACGTAATCGCCGGCATACTGTCCTCGCCCGCTATCCTGGCAAACCAATCGCTTCCCGCGTCGCTAGTGCTGGCCTGAATCCACCATCTAGATCCGCCGTTGTGCGAAGCTCCCGCCTCCAATATGCGAGTGTGATGGAAATGACCAGTTACCAGAATAGAAGCCGCCGAAATCGAAGGCTGATTACCGAAGGTCATTTGTCTCCACCAGGTAGGCACATTTTCAGGTCGTTTCGCCTGGTGTCCGTGGGCAGCGGCTAAATGGTGGAATCCGTCGTTGAACACGTCGATAGTAAACGCTTCTTCATAGGGATTAGGCACATAAAAAGTTACGTCAAGCCCTACTTCTGTAGCTAAGCGCTTTAGTTGTTGAAGCAGGACTATTCCCCAATCATCCAAACCAGGTTTTCCTACTTGCTGACCATTGAAGCGATTTTGACAATGATTAGAAGCAACCGAACCCATTTTTACCGGAGCATACTTAGCGGCCATCTTCAAAAGTGACCATAGAAGGCTAGCGGCCGCGTCGGTTTGTTGCATAGGCGATAAATCATTTCCTTCGAGCTGGTTATAGGTCGCGCTTGAACTAAAACTTTCAATAACATCGCCTATATCAAGAATCAGGATTTGGCCGTAGCGGTTTTTCTTTAGGTGTTCCTCAATGCGGGCATAGCTGTTTAGGACTCGCTCGATTGTTTCTTTAGTCCCGCCTCTAGATCCTGTTTTGCCTATTTGGAAATCGGCTGGGCAGATTATGAAGGCTTTATCTTCGTCTAATACCTTCTTGCGCTTACTTGGTTTTGTTTTCTTTGCCTCCGCGAAAAGTGTTGGCAGGTCGATAGTGCTGCTCTTTTTGCGGAAGTGGAAACGATAAGAAGTAAGCCATTCTCCGTCGTATCTTTGCCATTGTGAGGTTCTAGGGTTGCCGATTATTTCGTATTCGGCTGGTGAATAGCCTCGCTCTAGTAGAAAATCATCGAAGTTAGGCTGAGCGGTCATACCCTCAGTAGTGGCAGTTCCCTCAGTTCCGTCAAACTCGATACCTGGACGGAAGTTTGCGGGAGCGGTTACTTTGACCGCTGGCGTTAGATTCTCTAGCATCGCTTACTCCGAGTAGCACCTACAGACACGCCTACGGTGTCTGGTTATCACGGTGTCGGCTAGTGCAATACCTCGTTCCTTTAGCGCGTTGCTAAGGGTCTTAGCTCCCCACTTCTTTTCGTCAATGATTGCGCCGAGGAAAATCTCTTGGTCTGATTCGTCAAGCGTGTCCCGAATAGTGGCAACCTTGCACGTGAATTGTTGTCTTGCTGGTTCTAGTCCTTCTAACATAATTACCCCTAAATAGTTAGATCGTTCTCGTCTGCTAATAATCTTTGCACTACTGCGATGAGGTGCGGGTTATTTGCGCTTCCGAGTGTCGCCCTGGATTCTAGGTATTCCGCTAAGTTCTCTCGGATGCTGTCTAGGTCTGCCGACCAGACTAAATGCTTATCTCTAAGTAATGCCGCCGCTTGCTTGAAGTCGGTTCGGACTCTATCTTCTTTCATTCCCCTAATAGCCAATCTGTTAGTTCGGGATTATCGCGTAAAACCATAAGTAGCGAGTTCTCCCATAGTGCGATGAAATGGTGTTCTAGTTCTTCGAAGTCTGCTGTTTTCTTTGGTTTTTCGTTCTCGAAAATAAACCTAGAAGCGTGCATAATTTCGTGGAAAACCGTTACCTTCTTTTTTGATTCGTGTAGATCCTGGTCGATAACGATTATGTTGCGTGCGTCTTGGGTGTAGCCGTAGTTACCTTCGGTCAAAAGCGGGTCGCCTTTTATGTTGTGCTGGATAATCTGGTATTCCTGAATCCCAATTTTCACATAACTAGGGCAAGCGCTTTTCTTCGGCTTCATCTATTTCCTTTAGTAGAAACTCCAAGTCGCTGAGGTAGAAGTATTGTCCTATTTGATCAGCGTCTGCCTTCCAGTCTAGGGCTTTGAGAATTGCGGCTCTTTCCCTCTTTCGGCCTTCTCTGATTCCTACTGAATAGGCGACGATGCTGGCCTTATAGATCGTGTCTTGAAACTCACTACTCTTCATCGTTTGCCGCCATCTTCAGAAGAATCAAGGCTAGAAGCAAGGTATTGACCGCGGCCATAATTGCTAAAAACTCAAGCATTACGCTCCCCTTCAAGCCTGTTTATCTCGTCCGTAATGTAGAAAATAGCCTTGCGCAGATCTTGTATTTCCGTGTCCTGGCTTTTTAGTCCGGCTCGCCATAGGTATTTCATCGCGTTGCCGATGTTGTAGTTCCGATGGCGAAGGACTGTAATGGCTTCGACTCCGGAAGGATCAGAAGTGTAGTGCGGTGGATGATTTACCATATCAATCACTTCTGCTCTCCTTTGATTTCTTTCACCAAGACACAGGTATAGCAGTTTGTGTGAATGTCTGGTGAAGTTATGTTGTGGTGTAGTGGGTCTTGCAGAATGTGAAGAATGTAATCTTGCTCATCTTTGCGCCCTGCTTTGTAAGCAGCACTGTCAGGGTCAATAGAAACGGAATCTTTAGCCGCATCTATAGCGAACATAAACTCTTGCCCAGTCATTGTGATTGTGGCGTTCTGACTTATGTAGTGAGAGTAGTTAGTCATTTTGCTCTCCTTTGATTTTGTATTGCCCATCTATTTGTCGTTCATAAGTAATTAGTCTTAGCTCTGTATCAACTAATGGCATAAGTATCTCTTTCGGCTCATCATCTGGCACTTGAATAGTTCTGCCATCCCAATCTCCGCCGATAAGAGTTGTCTCTCTAGTCATCTTCG